AGCGGAAGGACTTTCATCCTTCCGCCTCCGGCATCTTCCTACTGTCTTCTCTTGCCTTGTAAGCGGGGGACGAGACTCGAACTCGCGACAAGCTGCTTGGAAGGCAGCCACCAGCGGTCGCTCGCTTCGCATGCTCCCTTGCAGCGGGCTAACGCCCGATGTTACCACTGCTTACCCCCGGGCTCCCTGCCTAAAAGCGATGGTCCCCACAAACCCCTCGGGAGTGACTCGGTAGACCCCGTCCGCGGGTAGGCAGTTGGTGTCCCACCCGGCTCGACCCCGCTGATCTACCACGCCAATTATAGCGCAGCTTGCCGGGGTGTCCATCCCGGGCGTCGATCAGAACGTGATCCCCGCCTTCTGCGCCTTCGCGACCAAGTAATTGACGAAGGCGGAGCAGGACACCAGCATGAAGAGCGCGTCCTCGAAGTCAACCGTCGACTGGTCCATCATCGCGTGTCGGATACCCGCCTGATCGCACGTCCACCAGTAGAGGTGCTTGAACCCATCCTTCATCTTCTCGTGAAGCTCAACGTTCGTGTTGTCGAGCCCGTTAAGCGCTTGGGCAACCGTTTGCGCGGTCGGGACCAGGGTCCGCCCCATAGCTTCGACGGCACTTATCGACTCCTTGATCGAGGTCCGGTAGTCCGGGTTCTGGCGGTCGGAGAGATTCTGAAGCGCATACTGGATATGCAGTGAGACCGGCTTCAGCGTGCCGGAGAGTGCTTCCGCCTGCTCGATGGCCTGGATCTCGGACTCGTTGGTGATCGGAGCGAGCTTGTCGCCGACGAACCGCCAACCCGAAAGCTCCTCTTTGAGGATGAAGTTACAAAGGGCTCGAAACCGATTCGCCTTTCGCTGTTCTTGCCGCATTGGCACCCACTCAAGGAAGTTGTACACTCCCCACCACTGAGCGGCGAAGAAGTCCTTGCAGATCGCCTCAAGCAAGTCGCCGGCGTGCCAAGGTAGGTCAGTTATCCGTCGATTGAGGTAACCACACCAGATACCTCGGCCCACCGTCACGCCTTCGCTGTCACTCTTGGTCGAATGGTCCATCCGTACGTCCGCAAAGAAATGCGCGAAGACTATATTCCAAAGCCGGGTCCTGAGGGTATCGTCCATCGACTCGACTTGGAGCGCGGTCCTGACGGGCGTGTATCCATAGCGCTGTGAGAACGACATAACCGCAGCCTCCAACTGTGAACATCCGTTCGCACCATTATGTCATGCGGGCGTCAGCTAGAGAAGGGCCTGGCAGCAAGAAATAGCCCAGGACCTCACGGGTCCTGTGCTATTCACGGCTTCGGCTTTCGGCCTGAAACGTTCGGCTTGAAGCGTTCGGCTGTCTGGTCGTGGCTAGAGCTGTGGGACCAGTAGCGTCGACACGTTGACTGATGTCTGATTCGGGATCGTCACGGTCTGGTTGACCCCACTGGTAACAATCACGACCTTGTACTCCGCCTCTCCCTGGGTGACCTGGTCACTCCGGATCAAGCCGAGCTCGAAGTAGCCGTTCGCGTCCGTCGTCGCTGTCAGCGTCTGGATGGAGAGCAGGACGTTGTCGGCAATCGCACCCTTCGAGACTAGCTTCGCGGTTACCGTCGCACCGGTGACCGGAGTGTTGCCGACCAGAACATAACCGTAGACGGTACAGAGCCCGGGGCTGGCCGGCGCGCCGGGTTGGTGCGGAGTGAGATAGTAGGTCACTCCCTGGTTGTCGGACACCGAGAGGGATTGCGCCGCGAGGGTATCGTAGCCGGCGAGTTGCCCCACGTGGAGCCGGTAGCTCCCCGTGTCTACAGAGACGCGGACCAGCCCCGAGGTGTCGGTCGTCTTCTGATCCAGGACCGAAGTGTCGGTCCCGTCCTTCAGCGATACGCGAGCACCGACGAGGGTACCGCTAGTGGTCTGGCTCCGGATGGTGACGGTCAAAGTGTGAGCGCCCGCGAGCCCGGTTAGGGTACGGCTGACGTAAGACCACACCCCAGAGATGATGTCGGTGAGCAGCGTCCCAAAGCTGCTAAGGGTTCGGCTCCCGTAGGCCCATACTCCAGACGCCGTAAGCGTCGAAACCGAGCTGATCAAGGTGTCCAGATAGTCGAGGCGGAGCGCTCGTGCGACGGTGTAGCCGAAGGCCTGGAGCCCGCCAGTGACGTCCAGGGTAACCGCCAGATGTTCGCCCGCGGTCAGGGCGTAGCCGGTCTTGTCGGCGTTGATCCCGACGCTGACCCTGCGGCTGTCGTCCGCGGTCGGGGTGTAATCTGCTCGAAGGGTTCGCGAGATTGGGACGTGAAAGTCTCCAGACTCCTTCGCATACTCCAAGTAGACGAAACCGCTTTCCCAGGGGCTGCCTGATAGGGTCCGCGTCCAATGGCCGTCCGCGCGGTGAGCCATAGTGTTGGCGGTCTCCGTCGGCTGCCAGGACGTGTCCGCGTCTCTCCACCATTTACCAGAGGACGATCCGGTCAAGGCGTTCACGTACCAATTGACCGTCCCCGATGTGATGGGGCTCCCGTCCGCGCGTCGAACGAGAGTGAACCCTCGGGGGTCCAAGTTGCCAGCTTCTATTGTTCGGTAGTCTGCCATGGTATCAATACCCCAGCCCCAGATGCTGTTGAAGGACGCGATAGTAAACTGCCGACCGGCCGATCTGAGAAGTTGGAAACGCAAACCACGGCTCGTTAGCTCGGCAGTGGTAGGCGTACGGGACGGCGGAGAGGAGCGCGACCTGTGCCGCCGTCCAGCAGCGATGCTCCATCCCGGCGCCCAGCACCGTGCCGGCGAGCTTGCGGTCACCATCGCCCTGCTGCCCGAACCGCAGCGCTTGCGCCACGCTGTTGACGGCACCACTCGCCGCGGCGGAGGCCCTGAGCCTGCCGTCCACGTACAGCGAGATCGTGTCCACTCCGTTGTAGGTGCCCACGATGACGTGCGGCTTGGTGTCCCCCGTAGAGATGCTGGTCTCTTCCGCGAAGTAATTCGTACTGCCGACGTTGATCACCCACCGGAGCAGGCCCTGGCCGGCACCGTCTCCGCTGTTGGCCACTATGAATTCCCAGGCGGAGCCGATGGCGGTGCTGCCATTACTCTTCGCCATGGGTGCATACCGCACGGCGACGGAGTTACGGCAGACATAGACCCACGCCGTGAACGCCCCCGGAGGCGTCAGGGTCGGATGGTTGGCTACGCTTACGTAGTGGTTGGTGCTCCCGTCCAGGGTAACGCCCCGGCCTGCCCCACTGCCCCGCCAGGGCGGCGCGCTGATTAGGACGCCATTGGCGCCGCTGACCAACTCCGCCACCCGGTTGCCGGAGCCTTCCCAGAACGGCCAAAAGTTTTTCAGCGACGGCAGCCCCAACTCGGCGGCAAGCGTCCGTTGGGGTGACCAATTCCAGGGATCGGACTTAGACCGGCTCATCAGGTGGTCGTCTCGAACTCATCCTCGCTCTGGACGAGGACCTCCACCGTCACCGATTCCCCGGCGCTGTCGTCGCCGTAGTCGATCACCACCTCCACGTTCCCCGGTCCCTCCCAGCGGAAAGGAGGGAAGATGTCCGCTTTGTTGCGGACGGTGTCGGCTTGGGCCGCGGTATGCGAGTACTCCAGGTTGCGATCCATTACCAGGTCGTGAGAAGCGCCCACCACCTTCGAGATGCGCGCCCACTCCTCGCGCGCCGTGCCGCCACCGATGAGCACCATATCCCCGGCCGCAAAACCGGTCGAGCTAGCGACCTGAAGCGTCTTCTGGCCAGAGGCCGAATCCGTATCCACGGTGGTGCTGACGGCCGCCGCAATCTGGGACGTAAACGTCGGCCCGGTCGGGTGCGCTTTCGCGTTTGCATTTGCCGAGGAGCGAAAGATCACGTCGACGCCATTCGTCAGCGCCGTCGTCCCCTGGCGCCCAATTTTGACCAGGAAGTAGTCTGCCAGGCGCGTGCCAATCGCGCGGGTAGCGGAGACCGCCGAACCCCGGGCGAGGGTCTGGGACGCGATGACGGCCGCGCCCGCGTCGGTCCGGTTCTTGACGGTAACGCTCACTCTGCATCCCTCCCCAGCGCGCTGTTCACGTCGCCTCGGCTCACCCCGGCCTCGTAGCCCCACAGCTCTTGCAGCGGCGCCGGGCCGGCGTCCAACTCCGCCGGGTGGTCCGGATCGTCCACCGTCGCGGCCAGCAACTCCATAATCGCGCCCAGCTCATCGCTCGTGATGCGGGAGCAGGCCAGGCAGAAGGCGCCCCACCGCGCCATCGTCTCCCGCTCTCCCGCCGCAATGGCCCGGTTGATCTCGGTGACGAGGCTGGACGGGATCTCGCGCAATCGCTCCGGTGCCACACAGGACATGATCGCCAGCGCATCAAGCGGGGCGAGCACCAGCGGGGGCGGATCTGGGTTCGGGATCCGCGGCACGGCGCAGAGGAGCGCCAGCAGCACATGGGTGGGCGCGAGCCCGTCCGGTTCACTGCCACCATAGCGAGGATCACTGAAGAGATGATCCCGGAGAAGGGCAAGGCGGCTGTCAGTTACCATGAGTGGGGTTAGTGTTCAGCTTCTGTGGCGAGCCACCCGGCGCGAAGAGTTCTAGGTCAATACCGAACCGCTTGAGGAGAGGCTCCAGGAGCGAGTGGAGGAGGGCGGGACCGACGAACCCGGCGGCGAGCCCATAAGCCAGAGCGGTCTGTGGGCGTCCGTCGACGATCATGGCTAGGACTGCTCCCAATACGGGGGCTGCGAGGAAACCGGGATCGACCACCGTCTCGGCTCGATTGGTCCCGTCGCGGACTTTGTAGATCCGGGGTAGGGTGAGGCGGCGCTCCCGCGCCATAGTACCGATCACCCCGGAAGCGAGACCGTAGCCGGCATACTCCAGGAGCTTGAGCTGGTCGAAGGTTAGAGGCATGGCGGCCTAAAAGGCGATGGCGGAGCTGGAGAACGGTTTGCCCTGGTACTCGACGTTGAGGTACCAGGTCCGTGTGCCGGAGTGAGAGAGGTTCAGGTCGAAGGCGCCCGCAGAGTTGGAAGCGACCACCAGGTGCGTTTTGGCTACGTGGCTGTCGATGATGATGCCGTTGGTCCCGATCACCACGGCGCCATCTGGGGGCGTACCGGTGACCGCGACCCCGGCGGCGTCAGAGAGCCAGACGCGGCAGATCGTCGCGGTCGAGACGTTAGCGCCCCGAACATCCTTCAACTGAACCGAGACATTTATGGTCCCGCTGACGGCCGCTCCGACCCCGAAGGTCGGGGTCCCCTGTATTAGTGCGGCGAGTGCCGTTGCCAGCTTGATAGCCGGGATCTGGCCGTCTTGCAAGTTGCCGGACGCGACCGCGGAAGCCCCCAACTTACCCGAGGTTACGGCGGTCGCGGCGAGCTTGGCGCTCGTGACCCCACCATCCTTGATCCGGAGTAAGGAAGCCGCGAACTCCAGGCTGACCCCGTCGATGTCTCGCAGCGTGAAGAGGAGCTGCCCGAGGTTGGTTCGGCCACTGGGCGCGTTGTTGATCGACGTCGCCTCGAGTGCGTTCGTGTTGGCGGTAAGCGCCAGCGCCGTGTTTGCCGGGACCATCCCCGAGGTGTTGGCGACAAAGCTCCCGTCCCGTTGGAGATAGAGATAATTCGTCGCTCCAGAGGCGAGCCCGGTCACCGTAACCGGTGACGATGCGCAGACCAGCTTGCGGGCGTCCACATCCCCGACCAAAGCGGAGCCCGCGCCGATCTCCAGTGCAAGGGCGCCGGAAACGGCTGTGGCGTTGAAGTCCGATGCGAGGAAGAAGCCGCTACCGAGTAGCTCTGCCGCCTGCACGAAGAACAGCTCCGACGTGTTGCCGAGCGCGTTGACATCGGCGGACGCGAGGGTGTCTCCACTGGTCGTGCCGGTAATGAGGCTATAGACGGGAGTAGGCATGCGTGCTTAGGCCAGGACGAATCCGCCCCCCACTTCCATCGGCGTGAAGTCGAGCTGCCCGTACGGACGGAGCGCCCCGGATGCCGGGTCGATGATCCCGATGGATCGGAGTCCCGAGCTGGTGGCCGTGGTCTGCGACTGGGTCTCGGGGGAATGGCGCGCCCTTTGAGCAATCTGCTCGGTCTCCTGCCGAATGCGTGAGAAGGGGTTGCGGATCATAACCTGCGGAGCCCAGCGGTGGTGGTGAGGCGTGAGAAGGACGGATCGAACTCGTAGTGGTGGCGGAGCGAGAACACGACAAACTCGTCGGAGCTGGTGATCCCTGCGGTCGTGTTCAAGATCCGGACCCGTTGACGGCGGAGTACATTCAGGTTGACGGGGACCTCGATGTCTGGCTCAAACTTGAGCGGGACGTGTTGGAGATACCGGGTGATTGCTCGTTGCTGAAGGATCCCCAGAGTTACGGTCCCCTCGGCTTCATCTCGCATGAGTTCGCGCCAGGGACTGAACCGGGGGCTTGCGGGGTCCAACTCCGCGGCGGTATCGATGCCGTAGGCCCAAAGGCCGTTGCCGGTCTCGTCGGTGCCTTTCACCACGACCCCCGTGTACGACTCGGAGCTGTCGAAGCGGTAAGAGATCTGGTGTATGGCCGCCTGTCCATCCTGCGAGGCTCCTGGAGCGGCGGGATCTGCCTCCCATTCCCAACTGACGGCGGTGTCGACGTAGTCCACAGGTCCCGTACTGAACCCGCCGGTGTCGGTTACCGCGATCTCCAGGCCGGCATAGGCGGCGAGGAGCTGCAGGGTGTCCCACTTCGCCTCACCCGCCTTGGGCCAGAGTGTGGGATCTTCGGCCAGCCCAGCCGGCAGGATCACGTGGTCGCCAGCCGAGTGCCAGCTCCGATAGGCTGCGCCGAGCCCCATGCTGTCGAGGACCACGTCCAGCGCCTGGTTTACTGTCTGACCGCCGAGCGGTCCCGTGAAGTCGTCCCAGCTCTGGCGGCGGGGGCGGATCGACACATTTTCGCAGGTGATCTCCAGGGTAGTCTTGCCGTACTCGTCCTGGGCGGGAGTGATCTCGCGGATGTAGCCCGTGAAGGCGATTACGCCTTCTTCGGTACCGTTTTCGAGCCGGTGTCCGAGAATGATCTCGATTTTGCGCCAGCGATAGTCTCCGGTGAACTGGACCGCGGCGTCTCGGCGGATCCGGATGGTCGCCGAGCTGTTCGCCAGATCCAGATCCTTCTCGATGTCGATGGCGAGGATCGAGCCGTCCCAGGGTATGGTGAAAGCCAGGCTGGGTACCGTGCGGAGCACCGGGTAGCTAAACCGAACGGCGTAGATCTCGGGGGTCCGGTAGAAGGTGAAGGGGGTCCCTGGCGTGGTGCCTGGGCTGATGGTTACCTGATAGCGAGCAACTCCGTCCGGTCCATCCGAGTTATCGGTAAACAGGACGTTCGTCCCGGTCGGTTGGCTGTAGCGTCCGCCGAGCGCGGGGGTCGCCAGCACTCGGGACATGTAGGTCGACTTGGGCGGGCTTGTGTACGCCCCGGAGACGTACTTTAGCTGGTGCAGTCCGAAGACCACCATCCCGCCCTGTCCCCGTACCGTAAACTTGCCGGCGGGTATCGTGGCTCCGGAGCCATCACCGAACCAGACATAGGACTTGCCGAAGTCAACCGAAACCCCGATACGGCCTCGCAGGCAGCGCAAGAGAACCAGCTTCTCGTTCAGGTCAGTCCCACCGTCCCCAAGGGTAGGGAGATCCTGTACGACCTCCCAGGTGCCACTGGTTGCGCCGCTTCGGAGCAGGCGCGCCCCCGCGAACTTGCTGAACTCCAGCGCCCAGTCCCCGCCTCCCAATTCGATCCGGACATAGGGCGGGTAGACATCAAAGTTGTGGTCGGACGGCGTGTCGATGAACACCAGGCCGAACGCGATGTGAGGGTTCTCGGGTAGCGAGAAGATGCTGGTCGCCGACCAGCGGAGGTTAGCGCTGGCGTCAGCCTGAACCAGCCGATACTTGCGCGGAGCGCCAACGGTAGGCCGCCGCTCTTCCCACGTGCCGCCACTACGGGTGTAGTGAGCGAGCCGGGTGTCCTGCGGGATCAGTTGCGGGCGACATACCAGTCCGATCCCGTCGAGATACTCCAGGGTAGTGATCCCGCTGGCGTCTCTCGTGGCCGTCCCCAGGCTGTGAGTGTGCGCCAGGATGTCATACCAGACGAACCCGTGATCGGTGACAATCGGGTCGCCTTGACCCTTGTCGTACAGGCGAACGCTGGCCAGTGGTAGGGTGCGGAGATCGGTGGCGGGCACGGTTGGGGTCCAGGTAACGCGATGCGCGTTTTGAGGGGCATCGGCCGTGGAAGAATCAGCTACCGCTCAACTCTGGGGCGGTCTGATAGCGGCCTTAGTGCCCTGTTAGAAGGAGCCCTAATGGGCGACCTTACCGAGCTGTTGTTAGCGCTTGCGCTCAACATCATCGGAGGTGTCATGGCCAACCTGATCATTCGATCCGGTAGGTAGTGGGAGATACGCGGGAGAGCCTTCGAAGGCTCTCCCGCGTATCTCTTTTGGCTAACTCCACGTCCCGACACCGTTGGTCTGGATGTTCTTGGAGCGGATGAAGGCGGTCCCGGAGCCGACGTGCTCGAGCACACCGTCCGGTCTTCGGTCCAGGTCCCCGCGGGCAGCGCTGCCATTGAAGGCGAACTGCTCGTCCGACCAGATCCAGCCAGCGATGTCCTTCTGACCAATCAGGACGTACCACTTGCCCTGGCCGAACCAGGTAGCGGCGTTGACCAAGCCGGCCTGGTTGGGGCGCCAGAACAGGACGATCAGCATGCCGCTCTTCTGATCGTGGACGACCGTGAGGCCGAGAACCTCGCCAGAGACCGGGATCGTCATGATTAGGCCCAGGTGCCGCCGCCATCCGCCTGCAGGTCTGCACAGCGAAGATAGACGGCCTGTCCGCTGGGACCGAAGCAAGTAAAGGCGAAGCATCCCTCTTGCTCCTGCTGAAGTGTGGCATGGGTCGGGTCCCCGGCCGTGACGAAGTGTTCGGCGGAGAGGGTCCATTCGTTCGGGGTGGTCCCCTGCGTCGCGACGCGGACGTACCAAGCGTCGGCGTGCCAGAGTAGCAGGACCATCCCCAGCGACTCGTCCAGCACATGAACCACTCGCTCATACCCGGTTATGAGCTGCGTCGGGGTGATCGTGACGGTGCCGGACGCAGTGGTCACGTTGGCGTCGACCGTGAAGTTGGCGGCGCCAGAAGTCGCCTTCCCTGGCCCCCAGGTGCGGCAGCCGTCTCGGCTGTAAATGTGTCGGATCTCGTAACGGGGAGCGACCAGTGCGTCGTTGTAGCGTACGTACACAAGATCCACGATCCCGGAGCGGCGGCAACTGATCGACGGGCAACCACTCCTGACCCCGAACTGACCCTCGATGGTCCGAGAGGAGGTAGCCGTGGGCGGGAGATCATCTCCGAAGATGTAGACCAGGATGTTGGCTAAGCCACTCGTCTGAAAGCTGCCATAGGCCGTGTACAGATGCCCATACGGCCCGCGGCATTGTGAGGTCCAGTTGCCCACCACCCAGTCGTCCCAAGTCTTCACACACACTGGGCCGGTATAGGTCCCGCTTAGCGGGGGATAGTTGGCAAAGAACGCGTAGGGTGAGCTACAGAGCGGGCTGAGGACCTCGCCCGCACACACTCCATCCGGGTACCGTTGGCTGTTACCGAGGACGTGGTTCGGTGTGCCGGACCAGCTCAGACCGCCGCCGCCGTCCCAGTAGCAGCCGTAGACGGTAGCCGTGACCACCCCGGAGGCTCCGCCGTAGCTGACGATCTGGTGATAGCCGGGCTTGCCCGCGATCCTATTGGAGATTACGGGATGAAGGGTCCGGGCATACGAGTTCGAGTAAGTCGTGGCTCCGCCGCTGGCGTCCACACCCCGTCGCAGAATGGCGAGGTACTCTCCAGAGGCCGAGGGCGGAAGCGAAGTGTCTGCCAGTCCGGAGGGACAACCTGCCAGGCGCTCCCAACTCGACTCCTGAACCCACCCGAGGAAACTACCGCCCCAGCGACCGTAGCTGAAGTGTTGCACGCAGCCCCCGAAGATGCCTGTGAACCCATTAGCGCCTACCGATGGTCCAGGATGAATCCAGGACGGTACCTCGAAGCGCCAACGTGCGGAGCTACCCGTACAAGGCACGGTGCTCCCGCTGTTATCCAGGCAGTAGGCTTGCCCACCCTGGAGACTCGCACACTGCGCGGAGTAGGCGGCAGATGAGTCAGCGTAGACCTCACAAGAGTACGTGCCCGGGACCTGGCGGAGCTTCTCACCTGAGGTGAGAAAGTTCATGTCGCAGTCGCAGCGAGAGCTATTGAAGCCGGCGCAACCTGGACAGCCGACGTACCCCACGGCATCGATGCGCCAATCACACGTGCCACTTGCCGTGTTGTAACGCCAGCCATTACCGACGTTCGGCTCGGGTGCATGACCTGCGCAAAGGGCCGTGGTAGTGACTTCGTGGAGGAAGAAGGACTTGGTTGGCATGGGACGGTCCGTCCTGGCTGACTAGCCTCAGCCGCAGGTCCCGCAGCGAAGCCAGGCCCGGGTGTCCGGTTGGCTTGGATCCCCGACCGTTCGCCGTCGGTAAGGACGGAGGCGGTCTCCCATTAGGTGATCAGCCGCCATGAACCAGTCGGGAGTAGCCCCAGCGAAAGGTACCGGTACTTTTGCCACCAAGCCCACCTGGGTCACAATCCCCTCGTCGTCTCCGGCGAGGAAGAAGTCACCCGCGCGCGGTTTCAGTTCTCGCGGCATAGGGCGGAAGCCCATTTGGAGCAACTGGCCCGCCATACGCTCCGGGATCGGCTCGAACGGACACGGCAGTCCCGCCAGATAGAGCAGTCGCCAGAGGACCAGCGTGCTCCCATACTCGGGGAAACCCGGGTGTAACCGTCTCAGATCCCGATAGATCCGCTCGACTTCGTCCGGCTGGTTGACGAGATGGAGCATGATCTGAAGGGGATGAAGCGCTGGCGCCGACACTAGCGGACTCCTGCGGCGAAGGGGCCTCGGACCATGCGGTCGAGAGTGCCCTGGAGTGCTTGCGCCGCCCTGGCAGGTAGGTCCTGGAGGTTCGTGTCCAGATTGATCACGATCTGCACGGGGGTCCCGCCGGGCTGCGGCGTCATGGTTGCGACCGGGCTGAAACTTGCCCCTGGGATATCGTAGGGATCGCCGGAGTTTATGCCTGGGAGCGGTAGGAAGCCGCCATCCAAGGTGCGAATACCCGATTGAGACCGCACGGCCTGTTGACCGGCGCGGATGGCCTGTCTGGTCTGCGTGTACGAGAAGGGGTGGGCATTATCCGCGGGGTGGTGTAGTGGGATGGTGGTGACACTCGGTTCGATCCCCGTCCCGTAGCTATCGCCCGCGAGTAATGTGGCTGGCGGGGTGTTCTCGGCTTCGATGTAAGGGGCCATAGCCCCATTGATCCGTCCCAGCCATTGCTTCGAATACCCGGATTGGCGAGCAACTGGGTCCCAGTTCTTAAAACCGAGGATGTTGGGATCCCTGGCTCCTTGCTGATATCCGCCCGTGAAGGCCTTGCCCAACCCGCGAACGGCTGGGTCAGCCTTGAAGGTGTCCCACCACTGCGTTACTTGACCGCCAACGACTTCTCGCTCCATCGCTCCAAGTGCGCGAGCTCCCTGGTAGCCGGCGCCGACAGCGTCCCGCACCGGACCGCCGGGCTGGTTGCCGGTCCTCAGGTATTCGATGAGCTTTCCGACTCCGAAGATCGCCGCTCCACCGATACCCCCGACCTTTGCGCCGATTGCGGCGCCGGGTATCGCGCCGACCCCGCCCGCTATGGCTCCGACGCCCGCGCCGACCCCGAGCCCGGCGACTGTCCCCACCCCATACCCGGTAAGTGCGCCCTTGCCAAAGGCGCGGACCCCACCCAGAGCGCCGGTTTCGGGAAGCTGTGAGAGTAGCCAATCACCAGCAAGCCCCGCGAGGATCCCGCCCAGCCCACCCTTTAACATACCCTTGAGTGGATTGCCCTTCAGATCGGCGAGCGCCTGGGCTGACGCCCGCGACGCACCCCCCGCTCCGGTAGCCTGGGCAGGGAAGATACGGCCCATTACGCCCGGAGCCCCAGCCTTGGCGCCGCCAGCGATCGCGTTACTTACCGCGGCTCCACCACCCAACCCGCCGAGCAACGGGCCAAGGAAGCCAAGAGTCTTGAAGACCGTCGAAGAGCCGACGATGGCGTCGATAGCGTCCCGGACCGCATACAGGCCCTGCTCGAACTTCTTAAAGATCTCGTCGCCATGATCGGCGAGATAGGAGAACGTGGCGGAGAAGCCTTGCCAGAGCCCCCACACTTGCTGGATCGCCGTTGACGCGGTGTCGCGGAATCGCTCCCAGATCCCCTCAAGCCCGCGGCCCCCGGAGACAAAATCGACGAACTGGCGGACCGCCTCGTGGAGGACCTGGACCCATCCAGCCGCCTCGGCGAGGAGCTTGGCTCCCTGTCCGGACTGGATGAACCCGGACAACCAGTAACCGGCATTTTGAAGCTGGGACGCCAGGAAGATCAATGCGTCACCCGCCAGGTTCAGGACGTTGGTGAGTGCCTGGAGAATCACCCCGCCTTCGCGCGTTTTCTGGAGCCAGCCGAGAAACTCACTCAGTAGGTCCATCGCCCGCTTCAGGCGTTCGGTGAACCCTTCGGAGACACGCGCGGACAGGTCGTCCAGCATGTCGCCGATGGTGGCGCTTTTACCAGAGACGTTGTCCATCTCCTTCGCCTGGAGGCCCCCGAAGCGTGCGTTCAGCCCGGCGAGCAGCTTGGGGATTGCCTGGCTTGCCGACATCTTCATGTCGCCGAAGTCTTGACCCGGCTTGACGCCCAGCATCTCCCGGACGGGAATACCGGACTCGGCGAGTTGCATCGCCTCCTCGCCTTGCAGGACCCCCTTCGACTTGATCTGGCCAAAGATCACGGCGAGGCGGTCCCGCATCTCCGACGAGCCCTCAGAGCCAGCGACTCCGACTGCCGTGTCGCCGAGGGTCCGCAGCATGGGCGTGATCTCAGGGCGCTTGAAGCCGAAGCCGAGGAGCGTCTTCGCATTCTTCGACAGATCGACAAAGCTCCCGATGGAGCTCACGGCCTCGCCACGCAATTCGCGGAGGAAGTCCTTGGCCCGCCTCGTGTTGCGGAGCATCGTCCCGAAGCTGTTGGTCAGTCGCTCCAGGGTTGTGTTGACTGCGACCCCGCGGGCCGCAATCGCCACCATCCCGCCCACAAACCCTGCCAGTGCCGCCCTCGCGACCCCACCGGCTACTCCCGCCAAACGGCTAAAGGCGGAGACCAGGACTCCGCCGACCGCTCGGACGACTGACGCGACCACACCCAGGAGGGCCTTCAGCGCTATCGAGATGCCGCCGAAGACTACCCCCGCGAACGAACCCAGGGCGCGGAGCCCTCCCAGGATACTCCCGAGAAAGCGGCCCACAAACTGGAGCGGAGTCGATAGTCCAGACAGGATCGCACAGAGGCCCTTGAATCCGCCGCCGAGTTGGGTGATCTGCCGTCCCGCGCCTGCGGCAGCACTCCCCACGCGAGAGAGCTGCGTCTGCGCACTGGCTCCCGCTCGAGCGACTTCGGCATTCAAGTTGCGGGCCGACGTACGAGCGGTATTCAGTCCCGTGACCACGGACCGCATCGTCCCCTGAGTGCGATTGACGGCCTCCAGAATGATCCGGAGGCGTTGCTGTTCGATCATCGGGAGGTCGGCGGGTGAGTGCGGCGGTACTCTTCAGCCCGGGACTTGGCCCGGTCCAGAGCGGTGAAGGCGAGGAGAAGGCGAGGGTTTTGGGCACCGCGTGCGCGCCATCGTCGCCCGGGTGGGATACCCCGCTGCCAGTCACCCCATCGTCCCGTGATGTCGGCGAACAGGGGGAGGCTGAAGCCCCGGCGAGGGACTTCGTCGGCAAGGGGGTTGACCGGGATGTCCCCGGCCCAGAGGTGGAAGGCTTCGTCCTCTAATTGACAGAGGACTCTGTTAAGTTTCCCACCTGGATCTCCGTGATCCCGTTGATCCGCTGGCACTCACCGACGAGGTAAGCTCGGAAGGTGGGGTGGAGCTGCTTGAAGACCTCCCCCATGAAGTGAGCGCGGCTGTCCCCGGTCCGATTCCCCGGTGAGACCTCTTCAAAGGTCGTCTCGCCGGTGTGAGCCTTCTTCCTACGCCTCATACAGAAGTCGGTCACGGTGTGGGACAATAGGTGTAGCTCTTGCTCGGCAACCTTAATGTGAACGTCGATGGCGTCCGGCGCCTGGAGCTTGCCCTGGCGGATCTGGACGGACTGACCGCTCTGCAGATAGCGAGCGTAGCTGTCCGCATCCATTGCTCTGACTTCGACCCAACAGCCGGCGTAGGTGGGACCGAAGACCTCCGATAACTCGAGGCGCTCGGGTTCGAGATCGGAGGCGAAGAGTCCGGCGAGCTCGAGGGTGGGGACGGTAACGGTGTCGGCAACGGTTGACATTTGCGGTGACCTGGTACGCGGCGGTTAGCCGGAGAAAGAAGAAGGGGAAGGGCAGGTGCCCGTCCCCCGGATACGTCTTGGGTGCTTCGCGGTCTAGGCTAGCTGATGCTGTAGCCGGTCGCGATGAAAGGGGTGGTGGCGACGTAGTCCCCGTCGGGGCTCAGGCTCATCTTCTCGGAGCCGAACTTGGCGCCGGTGAGGGCGATGGTCGCCGTGTTACCGCCGCCCGAGATGTCGGTACAGGCAAGCTGAAGCGCGAACGAGGAGAGAGTGTCCCCGTGGAGGTCGACGCCACTCTTGGCGTAACGAGTCAGCTCCCCCGTAATCGCAAGCTGACCCTCGGTCTGGTGCGTCCAGCCTCGTTTGAAGGCGGACGGGGCTGAGCCCGGGATGCAGCTTTCCACGGCGATACCGTGATCGACCGACATACTGAACGACTTGAGCTTGTAAGCTGAACCGCCCTTGGTGAACACAGCTTCATAGCTCATGAAGGGCGCCTCGGCGAGGTCCGCGGGGTTCAGCGAGGTGAGATCAGTCACCAGTCCACCAGTACCGGTGAGCTGCGCTCGCAGCAATCCGCCCGGCTCCAGATCAATCTGGACCTGATTGATCTTGCAGTCCTGGACCTGCTTGGCCTCTTTGGTCCCATCGTCCAGCTTGTAGCCGAAGCCGAAGGTGAGCCACGGGACGCACCCGCTGGTGCGCTGGGTCTTCGTGAGCAACGCGACCGTTTGGACTGCCTCGATGCTCACCGTGAAGTCGGTCTTGGCGATGCCAGGCTTCAGCAGTAAGGGCTCCGCGCGACCCAGAGTGTAAATGGGGCGGAGGTCTCCGTCGACCGTGACATCCCAACTGGCGATGCCGGCGGCAACCGCCGGGGGGACGGCTGTACCTTGAACGGATTGGGCGGAGTAGAGGATTACTCCGTGACGGCCCCGGATCGGCTCTCCGGTAACTGACATGCGTGGGGATCCTTGGCGGGGTGGTGCCGCGAACGCGGCGGTGGGGAGGGGTGAACCGCACTGGTCAGCCGGCGGGGGTGCCGGTTAGGCGGTCGTGAAGGTGAAGAAGCGGCGGACCCGAAGCTCGATCACGGCGTGGTGACAGACCACTTCAGGCGCGTTGCCGCCGGCCGAGAAGAGGATGCGGTCGTTGGTAACGAGTTGGGGGAGGCCTCCGTCGTTGACGGTGAGCCCCAGGCTCATGTTGGCGCGGAGCCCATCGCAGAGCGCGTCGACCAGGGAGCGCCAGCTTGCGGCGCTGTTCGGCTTGTCGAAGGAGAAGGGCATGTAGCCCTCGATCCGGACACTGTAGAATCGAAACGCACATGTGCCGATCCCCGGCGCCTCTTCGCGGGCCTCACGGACGTCGATCTCCCAGTAGTTGCGCTTGGATCGTTTGTCGGTAGCCCACGTAGCAGCTCCGCCGGGGCGGTCGGAGACCTCGTGGACTCCGTCGACTTCCCTCACCAGGTCGCGGACCGCTTCCGCAATATCTTGAAGGGCCATGATGGCGGTCAGGAGCTGAGGCGCTCCGTGATACGGCGGAGAGCGTCCCTGAAGAAGCTCTGGACACGGGGGAAAGCCTCCACGGCGCCATCTCGAAACATGTGATGGCCCTCGGTACCGTGGTGGAAGATCTTGAAGGCGATAGCGCGAGCGATCTGCTTGATAACATCCGCGGCGGGACGCTTTACGAGCTTGTCCTTGCGGACTTGCCCACCAATCCCTTTGCGCCGAACCCAGTCCTCAATCGGCTTCAGCGGTGGGAAGTGGGGGACGGTGCCGTGTTCGATGTACGGCGCGTGCTCTACGTTCTCGGATGCCACAATGCCGGAGACCTGATCTCCGGAGCGCTGGACGTGGCCCACGATGGAGCTTCGGACGCGGCCCTGGTCAATGGGGGTCCGCTTGACGACTTCGCCCTCCGTGAGGAGTACCGAGCGCTGCATGGCGGCTTCGGTTTCTTCGGCGATGATCTCCGGATTACGGAGTAGGCGGTCCTCAAAACGCTCCCAGTCGGGGAGCCCGACCTTGATCTGGATCATCCGCCAAATCCGTGATCTAGGAAGAAGCGCCAGGTGGTGAAGGGCTGGGGTGTCTCCGCATGTCCCCACATGGTCTCGGCCCAACGACGCAACTCGCGAGCTTGGGATTGGTACTCCTGCTGCTTGGTGCGGTAGGAGATCGCATCGGCGGAGTAGCCGGGACCGGTGGACTGGGTCGCGAGGTTTGCGAGGGTCAGGAGCGCTTCGCCAGCCGCATACATCGAAACGGCTTCGAAGTGCTGTGCCGGCAGCGTATCCTCGGTGTGGGAGAGGGTGTGCCGCCCAGAATACAACAGGCGGGCAGTCTCCCCGGCCGAGGGGACCTGGCACGTAAAGCGCCACTTTGCACGGGATCCGTCGACGGCCCACTCAGAAGGGTCCAGATAGGTCCGGGTCTGGGAGGTGTCCTGGACGGGATACTCGAGCGCCTGGATGCGGCTTCGACCTTCAACCCAACCGCTTGGGACGTCGTACTCGAACTGGCCGGCGGAGAGGGACACTGTCTCCAGGATCCGGCGAGGTTGATCAAGCTCATAGCGCGAGATCGCTGCCTGAAGCGCCTGCATCACGTCAACATACGACAGTTGTCGCTGGGCTTCGGAGACCTTCGACTCCGCAATCCAACCGAGCACCCGTTGGACCCAGGGGTCGTACTTGCTGGTGACTGGAAGTAGACTGATCAGCCCGGGGAGCAGCAACTCCTCGGCATCCACCTGGTAACGCAGTTGGTAGACGTAATCACCTGCCGCGCGTCCGGTGGTGTCCCAGACATACGCGAGTTGGTACTCGGTGGCGCTGACCGCGGTGATCGTACCCGAGGCGTCGTTGACGATGGTGCTCCCGGCGGACGTGTAAATCGTCGCGGTGACGCTGTCAATCGCGAAGGGTTCATCCGCTCGGACCGTGTGCCCGATGGCCCTCTTCTCACCCACCCGAAACACAAGGCCCCGGATAGGTACGTCAACGCCATGAGATTGAACAGCCATCGGTTACTCGGGGACCACGGCGATGATCCGGCAGCGGCAGTGAACACTCTCCTCAGCCGGTAGCGCCGGGTCGAGAGGGTGTTTGGCTTTGAACTCACCCAGAGTGAAGTGACCCTCGACCGGTACCCGTTGCCCGTGTGCCTCTCGGTGACTGTCCCGGGTGCGGATGTCGTGGGCGGCTACCCACTCCTTCAGGAGGCCCGGGACCTGCTCTTTGGCGGCTACCAGACGCTCGTCGGTAGCGAGATTGGAGATGCGGTTGGTCTCGGTTCGTGCAATGGCTTCGGCTCGTGCCTCGGCGGTTTTGAACGGCCCGATTGGCTTGATACCGCTCAGCCCGATCTCTCTCGCTACCTCGGGCAGTTGTTTGCCGGAGAGGATCCCGAGTTGGATCTGGCTGGTAACCTGCGTGCGTAGCCGGCTGGTGAGCCCTTGGATCAAGTCCGCGTGATAGGTGCTGACGTTCTGGAGTAGCGAAGGGGAGAGCCGAAACTGGACCGCCAAGGCTCGAGTGGGGAGGGGACTCTCGGCTAGGAGCGTACCCAGCCTGATAGCATCATCCGCGGCGCCACCAAGTGCGAGCGTGAGCTGTCCGTTGAGCTGTGAGATCGCCTCGTTAACGGCGCCGGACATGTCCCGCAGGACGCCAGCCGAGGTAGACGAAGAAGGGAGAGCCTGGATCCGCTGTCGGAGGCTCTCCCTGCTCTGTCGAAGTAGCCGGAGAAGCCTCCTGGCGGCGGCGTCCTCCTGACGCGCTAGCCGTCTTAGGATCTCGTCTGAGTGACTCACTCGCTACACGTAGACCACTGCGGCCGCCCCAGCACCGGTGACCTCCGCAAAGATCCCGGATGTGAAGGGGATCCGGACGCAGGTCAGGTCGCGGCTGTCGCCGGCCTTGGCACCCAGCCGGGCGATCACCGGTCCACTCGCGCTGGTGCCATCCCGAAGGATGAGGACCGCATCGGCGGAGCCTCCCACCAGAACCGCCCCCTGAAGGTAGCCGGTACCGGTGAAGACCTGCCCACTGACGGAGACGTTGTAAGGTACGGTGACCATCTGTGGAGTTCACCAGAGTGGGTAGAGAACCGCAGGGCTCCCTACCCACTCAGCGTGCCCTAGGTGTTCTGGCCGCGGACGAATGCCCGGTGGTCGGCAAAGCCGAAGCCGAAGGTGCCGCGAAGCTTGTACTTGATCTGGTCGTGAGAGAACCGGGAGCCTTGCGTCTCCATGTCGGAGACCAGGATCTCGGGCATGTCGTTGCCTCCGAGGAAGCCAACCAGTCCGCCAACCAGGTCCTCGGGGTTCGATACCAGCTCCCATCGTTGGGTGGTGGCTGTCCCATACCGCACGGGGATCTGGAGGATCCCGCCGCCTGGTCCATCCGGCCCGAAGAAGTTGGCAATCGTCGAGTCCGAGTTACTGACCACTTTCACGCCCTGGCTAACGAGCTCCCAAGCGGTCTGGTCCAGGTCAGGGCAGGCGTGGAGTAGGAAGCGCGGGCGGATGCCGAGCGGCTTGCTGGAGCTAAGCTCCGTCTGGCTCATCATCTTGACCCGAGCGGTGTTCAGGGAAGATGCGGATAGCGCGGTGTCTACGATGTTGGCATGGCCAGCAAAGTAGAGCGGCAGGCCGTCGTAGGACATCGTGGACCCGGAGCCGGCGTTGGTCTGGAAACTGTCATAGACGCCGTAGTGGATGGTCCGCGCCCAGGCTAGACCCAGCGCCTTCGGGATCCTGGCGATTACCTGAACGTCGTCTCGAAGGATCGCCTCCCAGGAGAGGGTTTCAACCCCACCGTACTTGGACGGCTTGAAGCTGACTTGTTGGTCCGTCGGGCTCGTCACGGCATCATAGGAGCCGTTCTCGGAGACCGTGGGGAAGTTACCGTAGCCTCCGATCCTGGCGAACTTCTTCTCGACCGATAGATCCTCGAACGGTACCGGCTGCGTCCAGAGTCGCCAGGTGTTGTACTCGGCGGTCCGTGCGGCATCCAGCACCACGCGATGCATCACGTCGCCCCAGGCCTGATCGAAGGTGGCGACAGAGATCGCTTCGGAAGCGCGCGCCTTCAGGTCACCCGACCACGTCATCATCCCCATGGCTTCGCGAACCGCGGTGGGGTCGGCGACGTCGACGCCTGCCATCTTGGATAGCGCCCGCTTGAAGGAGACGAAACGCGGAATGGTATTGCCGGCCTTGTCCTTCAGGTCCGTGCCGCGGAAGAAGCCCTCCAGAGCCAGGCAGTGCTTATCCCAGGACTCGGAGATTACGCCGTCGCCAGCGGGCACCCCCGGCCGATTGGGGCGCTCTTTGCCAATCTGCTCCCGGAGCGAGGTCAACTTGGCGTCGAGTTCGGTATCCTTGAATGTGCGGCCTTCGAATTGCTCCCGTACCAGGCTGAGGATTGCGGTCCCCAGGTCCTTGCTGGCGGCGAGCTTGGTCTCCAGGATGCGAGCACAGCGCTCCTCATCCCGTACCTTTGCGATGGCTTCGGAGACGCTGGTTTCGACCGCCTTGCTGACGTCGATGGTTTCGGTGGCCGGTTTCTCCGTCGGCTGGTCTGCGGGTTTCTCGACGGCCTTCGCGAGGATGGCTTCAGAGAGTGTAGGGTTGGCTTCGCGGATTTCGGCCTCGGTGAGACCGTCGATCAGATAGCGGACGGCGGTGGGGTCCATCCCAGACAGGATGGTCTCCGTCAGCTTGGCGATTTTGTCACGCATGGGGGTGTTTGGGGGGAGGGCCTCAGAGAGGCGTCCGCCGGCGGCGGGGTTGAGGACGAGGTCGACCGAAGTAGCAGGAGTCCGGAAGAGGCGGTCGACCTCCTGGACCGAGGTGCCGCCGTATTTGCGAACAGCCCAGCGGGCGGCAGTATCGATGGAGAGGCCGACCCGTTCGGAGCCCAGAGAGCGCTCCGCCTCGAGGGCCTTTTGAAGAAGGGGGAGATCCGCGGCGAACCCGTGAAGGTCCCCCCGCAAACGGTCGTCTTCGAAGCGGACGTTCTTGAAGACGCCCACCAGATTACGGAGGCTCTTCTGGTCGGGGACGTGGTTCGTCACGAACGCTGGAGCGTTCTCGAAGACGGTAGGACCGTCGCGCCGGAGCAACTCGGGAGAGTAACGGCGACGGTTTGCTGACATGCCTGCGCGAATGAGGGTAACCCCGCGAATTACGGGGACCTCGCCCACCATCTCGATAACGGCGCCAGAGTGAATCTCACCCGTTTGCTCGCAGATCTGTTGCGCGTTGGCAGGGACAAGCTCGGAGAGCTGTGGATCGGTGGGGGTGACGGGCGAACGTACACCCTCGTCGGACAGTGGGGGCGTTGCCACAGACAGGGACCCGGTTGAGGGAGCGGGAGTAGGCGGAGCAGCCCCCGAGGTCGAGGGGTGGGGGCTGGTCCTGGGGAGGGGCGCGCGAGTGTCGGGCGTCCGCTTCGGTTATCGGTTGCGGGACGGCCGATCAGCGGGCATAGGGCGCTGCCAGATTCGGATCCAGTTGCCGGCGCGTCGATACTGCTCCCACGTCACCGAGAGGAAGCGGGCGTTCTGGACGGTTTGCCACTTCCAATCGCGACCCTCGCGACCGTTTTCAAGGTACTCGATGAGATCTTCAGTGCATGCGACGGCTACGGAGAGCAGGTCGCCAGTTGCGGCCGCGGAGTAGCCCTGGATCCAGTAGTAGGGATAAATCGCGCCCGTATTGATCCCGCGTAATTGATCGAGCCGCTTCTCATATTCGGTGCGCGTCCCGTTTACCCGATCATAACGAACGGTGAACGTGTCCCAGGGGCGTCCCCGGGTGCGTTGGATTGCGCCTTCTCCGAATTGAAAACGGCTGGCGATACCGCGGACCTGTCCGTCAAGGACATGCAGGGCGTCGATCCCGACATCTCGATCCAGGGTCGCCGCGGTCGGATCGTCTCGGGTTTCGATGGGGACCAGGGTCCCGCCGTCTACAAACCCAGAAACCGCAGGCCAGGCGCAATGCTGAAGCAGGTAAGCGCTGACGCGCAGATCGTCAGCATAGTTGGAGCTTGCCATCCGGGGAGTCCTGGGTGAAGCCCCCGAAGGGGCGGACTGGAAGGAAGGTGGGGCAGGAGGCCCCGATACGGTGGGGAGCGTGCATTCACTCCTCTCCACCCTAATAGTCTAAGGCCCGAAGAGGGGGTCAATTTTCTAGCGAGATTGTTGACTTTGGATCGGGCCGCCAGTACCAACGGCAAGCCGTTGCCGCAGTCGGGTACCGGTCGAGGCGATCAGGTCAACGGCGCGGAGATCCTCGCCATCGCGAAGCTGCTGCCTGAAGTCGGCTTCGGCTGGCAGCTCCATCCCGAGTGCCGTGTAGACCGCGGCGCGGGCGTCCTTCTCCAACACCAGCTCACGGTCTACCGCCATGATCATGGCGTCGACCATTGTCTTCACGGCTTGTGAGACTTCAGATTGGTCGCGTACATCGAGCTCCGCCAAGACAACTTCGACGGTGCGGTCGACATCCTCCGGTAGCATGCCGCGGTAGACCTTCTGATCTACCTGGTACCCGATCCAGGCTCGCACCATGGCCGTGAGGTCTCGCTGGAGCGCTTTGGCGCGGTTAGTGGAAACACTCCGGCTCTCCGCGGCAGTGCTGCGGTTTACATCGTCTTCGGCGCCCAGTTCGTGACCCGGTAGCCCCGCGGAGATCCCGATCAGCTTGAGGGCGGATGTATGGAGTTCACGGACCTGCGCGGCTGGCGTCATGTTCGGAGCCAACGGCGACCACGTCTCGGAGTCATTCGTGACCAGTAGACTCCCCGGCCGAGGAGGTCTCCCAATCTCTTGCCGGCGCTGCTCCACCTGATCCCGCGTAGCGCCCTTCATCACCACGTGCCAGAGCATTGAGCCCTGCAGGATGGCATTTCTAAACTGGTTGAAGAGGAATTGCTCCAGGACCGTCAACCAGTCGGAGATCCGTTCGTAGATACTCCGGCCGCGTCCGCAGGCGAGATTGCCGTGTCGGTGATAGAAGCAGTAGCCAGCGACCTTCAGGTCCGTATCGGATAGTAGCTCGGCAAGCTCTAGTAGGATACGCCCATCCGCGTCCGTGGGTAGCGCGACCGGCAGGCCGTCCTCGCCGGTGACGCTACCCGGTTCGTCCTGCTCCCTGAGCGCAGGGTGCGGTGGATAACGGTTATCAAAGCGGGGGTCCGGACTTGGGATGATCCAGAGGCGTCGGCTCTCACCGGGACCAGTCCGCCGCTGGACGAGGGCGAGTGCCTTCTTACGATCTCCTCGGCGGAATACTACGGTCTCGATCTCGTCCGGCAGTAAGTAGCCCAGTCGAACCGTTGCGTCAACCGGAGTCAGGAATACGGGTAGGGCAAGCTCCCCGAATGCCAGCTTCTCCTTCGCATAGATCGGAAGGTAAGTTGGTAGGTCGTTGTCCGGATCCTGGATAAAGCGATCCACCACCACCTGGACCCGGGGGTCCGCGGCTTGGTAGCGTGCGCCCTCACCCAGAGCTTTGGCGACGAGGGAGTCGACGAGTGCTCCGCCGGTGGGATTGCGGTGGTAGTGAAGTCGGGCCTTTCTTCGCTGCTTCGTTAGCGAGGCCTCCGACATGAGTTCATCCATGGTCGGATTGCCGGAGAGAGGGCGATAGGCTCCATCGTCGGGGTCGACCAAGCCCGCGGCGTGTTCACGTACGATGGTCGGTTTGGCGCGGGTGAAGAGGCGGGCAAAGAGATTCATCGATCATCCCCCGGTGGGAGCATTTGGCGGAGTTGGGAGAGGGCGGCGGTCTCGAGCTGTTTCACGCGGTGCTCGGTACACTGAAGCCGGCGAGCGATGGTGCTCTGACTGAGCGCCTCGAAGAAACGCAGTCGGATCACAGTCGCTTCGGATAAAGGTAGCCGGCTGATGGCGTCTGTGAGCGCCCGGCTCTCCAGCGATTGAAGGGCCAACTCTTCGGCGCTGGGAGCATGGCCAGTCAAGTCTCGGTCCAAGCGTTCGCCGCGGTCGGCGCGGAGCTGCTCGAAGGAGAGCGGGAGCAGGTCCGTGGGCTCTTCGGCAGTCTCTCCCGACGTGATCCGGGCTCTCCGAACGCGGCCCACAGGGTCCTGGCGGCGCTGCTCCTCGCGGAGCGCATACCAGACCTTGGTATGAGACCAGCTCTGAAAGGCGGTCCCATGACGCGGATCGTAATCCTGGATGGCGAGAGCTACTGCAAGCAGTGCCTCGCCAAAGTAGGCGTCGTGGTCCATCCAGTTTGGTAACTTCGCGACGAATTTCGATGCCTGGCTCTTGGCGCGCCGGATGGCAGTCTCGATGGCTTCAGGGGTGTTTGAGTCGGTTGAGGGCTCGATAGGGGCGGTCGGGGGCATGGTGCGAAGCGTGGATCAATCCCAGGGAAGAAAGGTGGCGGAGTCAGGCTCGAACCATGCGGGTGGAAGCTCGATGATGGGAGCTGCGGCATGGGTGACCCCAGGGCAGAAGGTGAGGGCGAGTGCGTCGGCGCGGTCCGGTGACTTGCGGCGCCGCTTCTTCATTTCGTCTTTGCTTTCGATCTGGTACTTGCCGGCTGGCGTGTACTTGTAGCGGATGTCCGTGAGCTGGGCGACCAGGAGATCGTCCCCAGCAGGGATCCCTATCTCGCCCGTTCGGAAGCGCTCGCGAAGCGTGAAGAACAGCTCGGCCCTACGGTTGAGGTACAGGTCCTTGTTGTCCGCACTCGAGCCCACATTGACCCCGATCACCGGAAGACCCAGATGCTTGAGGGCGTCAACCACCCCGGCGCCCACTCCGATCTCGTCGACGTAGAGGGTGGATGCTCCCAGCTCCCTCGCAAGAACGGCGATCAGGCCGGCGGACTCCTGGGTGTCATTGCCGTGCCAGTATCGCGAGGCAACGACACCTTGCCCGCGGCGGACGTAGGCAACAGACTCGTCGCCACCGTATCGCGCAATGTCGGAGCCCAGGACGATCTCTACGGCTCCCGTGACTTCGAATGTGCGTAGCTGGGCGGCGGACGCGTCCCCGAGCGAAATCAGGGTGTTGTCGCCGGTCTCGGGGAATTCGCCCAGAACCCGGACGCGAAAGGCCGGGCTGTCCGCTCCCCATTCCTCTCGGCGCTGTTCGATCCACACCCGGGAGACGAGATGCTCCGGGACATCGAAGGCCGAGATCTTGAACTTCAGCCAGCCCGGTTGGCGATGCGTCTCGAAGAAGTAGCCGGCTGGCGTGTTGGGGTTGCCGATGAGGAGAACGTAGCTGTCCGGCTTCGTGAGAAAGCCGTCGCCCGCCTCGAAGATGGCATCCTCGATCCCGGACGCCTCGTCCGCAATGAAGAGGATACCGCCGTCTCCTCCGTGGAAACCTTGGAAGCGCTCGGGCTCGTCCGTCGAAAGCCCCGTTGCGAACCATTCTGCCGCCAGGTTGAGCTCGATCTGGTGGCAGTCGCCGGGTAGTTTTGCGCGCGAGTGTGCCGCCCGAACCCCACGCCAGAGTAGGTTGCGGACCTGGTGCCACGTGGGCGCGGTCGTGACAACTGTGGAGTTGGGCCGAGTGAAGAGAAACCAGAGGACCAGGCGCGCGGCGAGCCAGGTCTTACCGGCTCCGTTACAGGACCGAACCGTGACCCGCCGGGAGGCGGCGAGCCCGTTTGCGATCTCGCGCTGAAGTTTCCATGGGTCGTCTCCCAGAACCTCGACAATGAAGGCGACTGGGCGGTCGGCGTACCGGCTATAGTCCGGGATCGACAGTGAAGGAGACGTCGACCGGCTCTTCTGTCGATTCGCCTGCTCCTCCAGTGCCAGCCTCAAGGGCGGGGGTAGGGTGTCCAGGCTCGCTGCGTAGAGCGGCGAATTGCTCCTGGATGTATGCTTGGAGCTCGGCATCTGAGAGCTTTTGGAAATGCCGGATGTGGTTAATCTGGGGGGCGTAAAGGTGGGGGAAGCGGCGCTCGAGCAGCCAGGCGGCGGCGCGCCAATCCTTGTCGGATGCGGCGGCTACCCTGGCAGCCAGAAGGGCCTCGCTATCAGCGATGGCTTTCTGCACGTCGGCGTAGAAGGAGCGGTAGGGACCGGTCCGGGCGGACCTGCCCTTCTCCAGCCAGTCATACAGGGTATCTTCGGAGACACCACCCTGAGCGGCGGCGGCGCGGAGACTACAACCGGAGGACCGAAGGGCTGTCAGGATTCGGCCGATCCGGTCCGGGGTGAACTTGGTGGGGCGGGCCATCTATTTGATCCAATGGATCAGGGGATTGCACAGCGGCAAATGGTGTGGTAGGGTGACAATTCAATATGCAATTGGATCGTTGAGTTGGCTACTAATGACACGCGAGTCTGACACGCCCCATAATCCCCGGTCGGACACTTCAAAGCCCCTACCGACGACGCTGCGTCCGACACTGAAGCACGTTGTGCTGGATCAGAACGTTCTCGGGGATGCTCCTCGTCTGAAAGCACTGGTGTCAAGGGCGAGACGATTCGGCGAACTCCTCGTGTTAACAGACATTGGACTGATGGAGTTGACCAAGTCCGATCATCCGAACTGGGAGTTCTATTTGGCTCAGAACCTTCGGTTGTTGGCTCAGCACCCGGATGTGGTCGTTGTTAGCCATGCGGTTAGCGAGTTATTGCGACTGGAGCGTGAAACAAAGGAGCCTCACACTGACGTAATCGATCACGCCATGACGCATCGAGTCCGCGAGTTTCTAGTCGAATCGGCCGGAGTTGACGGACCCGTTACGGAGCATCTTCGGAAGATGATTGGGACCGTTCGAGCTACGGCGGAGGCACAGCACCTTCAGCACAATGACAACAAGAAGCAAGTCATAGACTTGTGTGAAGGGTGGACTAAAGAGCTTGGATCGGGTGAATTGGGCAGACTTCGATCCAATAGTGGCAACCGAGAAATCATGCTGGACATACTTGGACATCGAACCATGACGGCTACTTGCGTGCAACTCATGGTGGAGTGCAACATAGCAACCCCGGACGCCTGTCGCTTGGCAATGCTTCCATCTGTGTGGTCTCATTGGCTTATTGCGAAGGCAGGCCTCGCCCTCCGATGGGTGATGGATGGCGGCATCGCAACCCGAAATCCCAAGGCAGTGACCAATGATCTGATTGATATCCAATATGCGACGATTGCTAGCTTCTGCCGTGCATTCGCAACCAACGATGATCGTGCCCTCAAGCTCCATGACGATTTGAGAGAGGTCGCTGATCGACGATTCTTGCAACTCCCGCCAATGCTGTTCGATGTTGCTACTGGCGGCGTACTTCGATGACAGCTTGATGAGTTCGCGCCTGAGCGATCCCCAGGTACTCGTCGTCCAACTCGATCCCGGTGAATTGGCGGCGGAGGTTGCCCGCCGCAACTCCGGTCGAACCACTCCCCATGAACGGGTCTAGGATCCTGGCACCTGGCAAGGTGCAGAGCTTGATCAGGTACTCCAACAAGCGGATCGGTTTGACCGTGGGGTGGCTGTTGCGGCGAAGCGTCTCGCATCGCTGGTGAGGAGAGAGTGTCTCACGACCGCCGGTCGTGAGACACTCCGGGAGCCCGTCGCAGCCTGCCTCACGTTCTCCGCTGGATGGCTTCGGACAGTAGTAGAAGGGCGCGTCCGGCTCGAAGGTGTGGAAGAAGCGCGATGCTCCGCCCGCGTCTTCGTGACCACGAAGACGCGGGGTCTTGCGCCGGAGCTTGAACGTCACGCCTCCATCGTCGGAGCCCACACCCGACACCATCCGGCTCCGCGAGAAACCGCTCTGCCCGTCGAGGATCCGGACCGGACAGTCGAGGGTACACTCGGTCCCGCATCCCGGAGCGTGCGAGAAAAGGACGTTTGCGGGCCAGCGACCGGATGCCGGGCGGGGATCACCCGCACCAAGTCCGCCACTCCGACTCGCCTCGTGCGTGTGCTGAAAGCCGTTGCTGCCATTCCACCCCGCCAGGGCAGTCCCGACTCGACTTTCGGCGATGTTGAGGGCGCCGGTACCCCAACGCTCCACATTCGCCCGGACGCTGTTCTCGGAGAGCGGCTTGCGAGCTACCACGATTGGCTCATGGGCGGGCTTGAGCGCAGTGCCCCACCCTTCCCACGCCCTCGCCAGGTCGGTGGCTGGCGCCGTAACGTCGTACTCGCGGCTGTAGCCGTATGAGCCGGGGGACCCCGAATGCTCGCCGGTTCCGCCGGCAATGCCGGCGGAACCGCGCCCGATCACTGCGCGACTGGCACCCGCCGCCCGATCCATCGCCTTCGAGACATCGTGGCTTTTCGGAAAGCCCGAGCCGTACATCCAGTGGATGCTGTCCCGGATCTCGAAGCCGGCATCCTCAATGGCGCAGACCATTCGGTGATAGGTCCGGGTACCGCCGAAAGCGAGGAGGTGAGCCCCGGGCTTTAGGACGCGGAGAACCGCAGCCCAAGTCTCGGGCTGAAAGGCGATCCCCGTAGCGTCCCAACGCTTACCCATGAAGCCGAGTTCATACGGCGGGTCAGTGAGGCAGAGGTCAAAACTATCGGGCCTCAGATCGGCCAGGTGGGTGCGGCAGTCACCCCGCAGGAGTTCGAAATCGTACATTAATCGGATGTTAGACACAGTCACCTTGACTGCGTGTCAAGAGTGCATTTCAGAGTCTCAACGCGTGGAGATGACACAGTTAGGCATCGGATCACGGCTAATCGAGACCGCTTCTCGGACACATGGGCAGGGGATAAGTACACCATTTGCCACGCCAAAGTCGGGACCCGAGGGCAGTCATAACTTGGAGAAATGGCCGATATTTAAGATGACTGTTTCGTGCCGGGTTCACACTGGCGATACTGACGCCTGGTCACTATCGATGGTGCGACCTGTAACTGAGCAGGGATGCCGAAATAGCTCTCCAAGTCGGAGCTACGTGGCAAATAGGTGGTTTGGGCTTGGTCCCGAATCAGATGGGGACCGAGACACGCGAGGAAAGGAGGAGCCATGTCACTGCAAGAGCTAGCGATTGTGCTAGCGCTGTTGCTCGTTGAACGTTGGACGCGGCCAAAGCCATAGGGTGTACGGCCTTCGCGGGGACTGGTGGTCGTAACACCAGTCCCCGTCTCCTTTCCTCGCGCGCTGGTACTCAATATTATGTCCACCGGGCGAGATTTTCCCCACTCCCATGGTGTCATTCAGAGCCAGTCCGAGCGGAGCCTGCAAATGGTCGCTGGGCCACCGTGCCAGGGGTTCAGTAACAAGATTTTGTTCGCGTATCCAACCACCCGTTCGACCGTTAGGTGTGAGCGGGAGGAATGCCGTGGGTACTACGTTGCGACCGTGTCCGGTGTGCGGGCGTCCGATGGACGTCAACCGCAGTGTGTGCGTATTCTGTCAGCAGGCGGGTTATGTGGCACCGCTGACGCCGTCCTCGCCGGATCCGGCGATGGCCCATGAGCCGACCCTGGTTTCGCAGCTACCATCGGTAGCGGCGCCGGTGGCCTCGAAGACGGACGTATGCGCCGTCCTGTCCCTGCTCTTCGGGGGACTCTCAATCCTCTTCCTCGCCTGTATGTTCGGACCCGCCGCGTTGCTGCTCGGAGTGGTGAGCCTGGTGCGGATCGGGGATAACCCGGGCTTGAAAGGGAAGGAGATGGCAGTCGCCGGCCTTTGCATCGGCCTGGCTTCGACCGCCTGGGCAACCCACTTGATCAACACCGTGATCGAGGGACTCCGGTAGCATGACCGCTTGCGTCTATTGGAGGCGATGGCGTCTCGTCGGGGACGGGATCCTGGTCACCGCGGACTATCGTGATCCGATTGAAGGTGAAGACCAGGGCAAGGAGCGCCGGGACTACGTCCCACGCGTCGCATGTGATCTCGACGCCTGTAAGTGGGTTATCGGTACCCCAGGCTCGAATGATGCGGGTGTTCAACGGTTTGGACAACTCCGCCGGGGGTCGGGATGAGGGGTGAAATCGCCGTCGAGAGCTTGGGTCGCAGGTATCGCGCCCTCCGTGGATTTGTCTGCCTCGGCTGCGGCGCTTGCGATTGCGTCCACTTCAACGACTCGCGAGCGCGCTTCCATCGCCTGATCAACTAAGGCTTTTGGTAGCGACCGGCAGCAGATTTCGTTGATCTGCTCGTCACTCAGAGTACCATTTGGATCCTGCAGCGCGGCCGCCGCGATGGCTTCAACGGCTCCCCAATTCTCGGTGACCAGTGATTGCGCCCGTGCAAAGAGTACCCTTAGGCACACATCCACAGGTCCGCCCGGAGTCCGCCCATCACGAAGCTTCGTGAGAAACTCGTTGTCATCACCAACCAATGATTGCAGCCGCGGGACATCCGCCAACCAGTAGGAGAAGATCAACGGGGTTTCGACATCTGGCCCATTCTCGATTCTCCATTGCCCCCAAAAAAGCATTGGATTACGTTGGTAAAGTCGTTGCGCGATGGGGCCTGCCATCGCCGACACGACAGCGTCCTCCCATGTCACGCGACAAGTGGCGAGGTCCCATAGAGTGTCGCGAATGGGAAGGATTGGGTCGCGCTTGAGAAGCTGATCCTTCGGATCCAACGCGACCTCAACGAAAGCGCGATTCAGCGGGACATCGGCCCGGTCGGTATAGGCCAGTAATGACAATCGAACCACTCTATGGCCGGTTAGAAAGCGGATCAACGCATGCCCGGCCTCGTGATGTGCATCAATTCTAGCGACTTCGCTAGGGTCAGCCTCATTCAGTCCCCAATCTGCGTACTTCTGTCTTAGAACCGGGTCATACAGTAGACGTGGCTCGACCGAATTCGCTAGCTCACGGTCCCTTTCGAACTGAGGACGACGGAGTTCAATCAAAGCGGGATGGGGATCGACCGGTCCGTGTGCAGCATCAGGTCGCAATGCCCCGTCAACTCTCTCGGTCTCACGCGGTGCTCTCTCGGTTGATTTAGACGGTGGCATCTTTACTTCTTCGAGCGCTTCCGACGACTCGGGAAGATCGCTTCGGCCATCTCAAGGTGGAAGGCTGCCCGCTTTTGCTGCTCGGCTTCGTACCTCTCCTCAACCACGGATCCCCAACAAGCCCAGGTCTGGGGATCCCAGACCATCCCTGGGTCCGCGACTGCCTGCGGAATGGCCTGCTCGATCCAGGAGAGGAAGGAAGAGAGCGCTTTGCCTGCGCTGCCGTGCTGCGCCACGGTGAGGAGCGCGCTGAACTCCGGTAGCCCGTGTGCTGTCCTGAGCATCGCCCAGTCCCACGAGTTTAGGCTCACTCCGTCAAAGCGCCAGTACCAGAAAACGCTTCGTTCCACTCCGCGTTCTCGCCTGGCCGCTGCGGAGCCGATGCGAGCCAATGACACGCCGTTCAGGGAGACCGCGCAACCTCCGAACCGATCCGAAAGTCCCAGCGGGTCTGCATAGTAGGGCAGCGCCATGCCGTAAACATCGATCTCCGGAGGGCGTGGTTGTGCGTCCGGCGGGATCGGTCGCAGTTCGAAGGAGATCGAGAGGGGAGTGGCCTGAATCTGCGGTAGCCGTAGGGCACGGCGGAGTTGCTCGTCCGCGTCCCGGCGCTCATGCTCGGCACGGACTTCCTCATACAGGTCTCTTGGTGCGGATAGGGTGGCAGCTTGCGACATCGTTCGGCCCTTTCTTCAGCGCAATCGTTGGGGGTTAGCCTTGATAGGGAGGCGGCGGCTTCAAGCCGAGCCGGTCCGCCCAATGGCGTCCGAGGGTGTCCGTAACCTGGTCGAGATCGCTGTTGACGGTATCGGCATCGGGTACCGTTGCGCAGGCGCCCAGAGCATCGGTCACTGTGTCACTTCTCCAGCGGTACCACTTCTGGTCACTGGTCAGCCTGGCGCCCCAGACGAACGCTAGCCTGATGTCGGCCTCCTCAGGGCGCCGTAGGAGCAGCCAGGCCGTGTGCCGGTACACTTGCCCCTCTGGGCCGTAAGTAACCGTTACTGAGGGGTCCCTGGTTTCCCAGCGCAACTGGTCTCGTTCTGGATCGGACGGACGGTTTAAGACTGCCGCCAACGAGGCGGCTCCGGACACGTTCTTGCTCAACGTCTGGTCTCCGTACGGTGAAGGGCTTACCCCTCTTCTAACCGACCTTGACCACGCCAGGTTACGGATCACATAGCCCCTGACATGTCGTTGGACAGACAGACTCCCAGACTCCTGCTAGGATCATTGAAGAAAGATGGGAGTCGCTACGTGATCAGACAGCGGACGGGTGGGGATCGAGGCGTCCACAAAGTCCGTCACGGCACCGAGCGCGGCGATAGCTGCCTCGAGTCCGGTGAACGGCGTTGCGGGGACGATCTGTTCGATGCCGGCGCCCCGAACCCCCGCCAGATGGATGGCGATCTCAAGCGGGTCGCGGAGCCCTGATAACCGCGCCTCCGCGCAGGCGGTGAGGGCTAACTGAAGGCCGGTGAGGAAGATGATCACTCGCTCCTCGGCGGGATAGCCCTCTTCGCAGGCCGTGGTGTAGAGATCCTCGCCCACTTCCCGCATGTCCCGCACAGTCGCTCCATCCAACCGTCGCTCACTCATGGCCGCTCTCCCCTGGTCTGGGACCCATCAATTGGTGTGAGCGTATCTCGGCGGATTCTCGGTCGTCAACCGGTCGCTTGGTTCGAAGGGGCGAAGAGATAGCAAGCGGGCATACCCGCGTATTCCTCGGGTCGGCCCGTGCCTCCTGTTCACAATACACCCGTTTTGTGGACAGTCACCCGCCAGCCGAGATACATTCGAACCAATCACCGATACCTAGTGAGGCACCGGATGCGCAAGCGACTCACCACCGAGCATGACCCCAGCCAACCGCGAACCGTCCGGATCTATCTCCGGGTATCCACTGAAGAGCAGGCGGGCAGTGGTCTCGGCCTAGAGGCCCAGGCGCGGCGATGCAGGGCTTACGCGGAAGCGAGAGGCTGGGACGTGGTCGCCGTCTACACCGACGCGGGCGTTAGCGCCAAGACCCTGGACCGCTCGGAGCTACGGCGTGCCCTGGAAGATCTGCGAGGGGGAGACGTCCTGATCGCCTTCAAGATCGACCGACTCACCCGAACCGTCGCGGACTTTCCCCAGCTCCATGAAGCGGTGGAAGCAGCCGGCGCCGATCTTGTCACGGTCGAAGAGCAGTTCGACACATCGACCGCGATGGGAAGGGCGATGCTGAACATGGCTCTCACCTTCAGTCAGCTAGAGCGCGAGCTGACCGGGGAGCGGACCTCTGCCGCACTGCACCAGAAGAAGATCCGCGGGGAGCGCCTGGGGACCACCCCAACCGGATACCGGACCCATGCCGGCAAGCTCCAGGTGGATGAAGTGGAGATGCGGATTGTAGTCCGCGCCCGAGAGCTGAACGACGGTAGCCGTAGCCTCCGGGACATTGGCGAAGCCCTGCGCGCTGCTGGCTTCGTGGGGAAGCGGGGTGGAGCACTCGGACCGTCGGCGGTAACGAAGCTTCTCGGAGCCCGGTACGTCGAACAACTCTAACGCCCCGGTTCGCCGAGTGCCGGCGGTACCGAGGGGGCTTGCGCAGAGATGGTCCCATCATAGTATTACCCGTTTGCCTGCTATCCCGGTACACGGACGCGGAGTGGCGCGCTGCTCGCCCCTCTGAATGCTCCTCCCCCACGCTCGTTCGTGCCTAGCTAAGCCCCCGAGATACCGGAGGCGTCCGCACGAACGCGGCCTCGGACTCCCTCTAGCCCTCCCGCCTCTCACCCGCGGCAAGCGACGAAGTGCCCCCATTCGCGGGCGTAAGGCGCCTCGTTGGGTCTTGGTTGCGCGGTATCGACACATGGCTCCCGCCGTGGTTTTCTCTGGACCTTCGCCGCTCAGAGCGAAACCCAACAATCTCGCTAGAAAATCGACCCCCTCCGAACTGTTTATACTTTATTGGCGGAGAGGGACGACACCCTTCATTCCCAGCGACTTCTCTGCCACATGCGACCAGACCACACCCGCACCAACTTCAAGGGCGACCCCCTCCCGCAGCTCGATAGACTCCGTACCCTAGCTGGGCTCTATCCGACCAGAGTCAAGCCGGAGCTTAGAGCGTACCTGTTGGACAAATACCCGGCCCTCGCTGGCGACTCAGAGCTGAGCGCGGTGTACCGGGATCTACTCCAACGAGTGCTCTTCAATCCCTTTCTGGATGACCGGACTGGTCTCCCGGTGCTTTCCCAGGAGGTCGTTCACCTGGCCGCCGGCTATCGCCCGAACAATGGGAAGGTGGCAGCGACTCACGCCCTGGCAGGCTTCTGCCGAGACATCTTTGATCTCCAGCTGCGTGAGTCGATCCGACCGGAGCAAGGCTGGCACGGAAGATGTCGGTTAGTGGGTGCCCCGCTAGACGCCGAACTTCAGGAGCGCATCATTGAGCAGTGTGCCCAGATCCGGCGAGAGGGGACGGGTAACACCGTCCGGTTTGACACTGGAGAACCGGTAAGCGCTCGGCAAGCGGAGAGGGAGAAGAAGGCGCAAACCGCTGCCCTAGCGTTGCGGGCGGCGGAGACCCCGGCGGACCACCCGGCCGCGGCGCTCTTGAGCCACCTGAATGCCAACCCGGGCAGGGTCCTGCGGAAGTACTACCGTGCCAACTCGCCGGCAATCAACGACCGGGTGAATGCTCTCCCGATGTTCAGCAAGATCGACCGGGATCGCCGATTGTACGTGGAGCGGCTCCTCGCCGGAATGGGACCGGACGGCGGGGTTCTCAGATACCACGGGACCGAAGGGAGTCCGCGCCTATTCGCGATTGGCGCCAACGTGAACGCCCTACCACGGGAGCTTCGCAGACTGGCGCTGAAGGGCACAACCAATCTTGATCTTCGAGCCTGTCAGCTTGCGGTTGTCGCCCGCCTCTACGACTGCCCGAAGCTGCTCTCCTTCCTCGAAAGTGACCGCAACTATTGGTCGGAGATCCTGGAATACCTGGGCCTTGAACCCGAGCGCAAGGGGATCCTCAAGGATGCCACGTTTGCTCTCTGTTTCGGGATGAAGTACTCCAATCTGAAGATGCTGCTCCGGACCGGTAAGGTCAGGAAGGGCAGGCGGATCAAGCAACTCACGGATGATCCAGGACTGGGCTCAGCGCTCGCCGAGAAGTTTCTCCGCCATCCGCTGATTGCGGAGCTAATCGACAAACGAGACGTGGCAGAAGGACGAGTCCTGGAGGCAGGTGGGGCCGTTGACGCGTGGGAGACCTGGGTGCCACTGCGGACCAAGGCGAACTCGCTTCTGGCGTACGTAGCGCAATCCTACGAGGTGAGGCTGATGCTGGCGGCGCTCCCGGTAGTCCAGAGGAGTCCGGCGGTCTCGCTGGTCTCGCTCATCCATGATGGCTTGTATCTGCACCCCGTGGACCCCCGGCGGAGCGGTGCTGCCATCGCTGCTGTGTGTCGAGCGGTAGACAGGGAGGCCTCGGATATGGGGATACCCACGGTTTTACTGTGAAGCACCATGCGGAAGCTCGTTGGCTTCCGTCCAAGCACTGATCTAGGTCTAGATAAGGGATCCTCACCTCCTAGGAGGAGAAGGAGAGGATAGACCATGTACAGGGGTCCACTCGCTTTGCCGTTTCGTGCCTAAATCGCCCCATGCCACTGCTGAGAAAGTTCGCACATCTGCCATGACCACCCCCAACCCAAGCCCCGTAGCCATCTCCTCGCCCGACTCTGTCCGTGCCGCTGAAGCGCTCATGCTCTGGCGCCTCTTCGGTTGTGAGCCCGGAGATCGGGTTCGCCTGCGCCACACTTCATTTCAGCCTACCTGCGGCTGGGTACTAGGAAAGGAGCGAGATCCGGAGTCGGAGCAGTTAATCGCCGACATCGCTTGGGACACTCGCGAGGGCACCGACACGCAACCAGGGCTAGTCTCGGTAGCCTTGCTCGAACCGGTGCCGGCGTGAAACTACGCGCGTATTAGCTTGTAAAGTAACTAGGCAACGCCTCGTCAGCCGACGAATGCCCCTGTGAGTGCGTCAGAGCCGTGAGAAACGCGAGGACGGCGGTAAGGGCGTCCTTACCGGGATGGACGCTGGGAAGCTAACGCTGGCGCTTGAGCTTCTCCAGGGTCTGGATCAGCGAATCGGCGGCACGACGAGCCTTCTCCTCGGTGGCGCATTCACTGGCAGATATTCGCTGAATGAATGCGCCTTCATCCTTGAACATACTAACGCGTTGGTCAGCCTCTACGGGCGTTTCTCGATGGACAGTGCTTCCATCGACTTCCACGATCATTAGCACTCGGTCACTCCATAGGACGAAGTCCGGCTCAATGCGCATGTAGGTGGAGCCGCCGCGCAAGAACACTGGGAGCGGCGCCATCGTGACGCCCCGGCTCTTGAGCGCGCGATAGAGAAAGATCTCAGGTTGGGACCGGAAGAGTAGCCCGTCTTCTTCACGCGCGGCGATGTTCGTGGAGCGGACTCGACCTTGGTTGCTGAGCCCTTCCCCGTTCAACCAATGCAATGCCTCTTCTCGGATGTTCGGGGAAGTGCGTACGGAAGCCGAGATGTGGACTTCGCCGAGGCCATGACCGCAGACTCCTTTGAGCAGGTCACGAGCCGCTTGAAGGATGTCGGTCTCACTCGCGCTGATATCGTCTTGAGACAGTAATCCAAAGACCCGAGGCGGGATGCGAAGCAGGAGCGCCCAGTAGTAGGTGCCTCCAGCCCAGTCGTCGTAGGTCCAACCACTGAACGAGTACTCCACAGCAAACGTGAGAATCGCCACTTCCCGAGCGGACCCTCGAGCCATGAAGATCTCTATGAGAGTCCCCGTCAGATCATCGGGCGTGAAGGGTGGCTGCGGCTCGTCAGACTTCACTTCAATATCCTCAAACGCTGCTGCGACCGGATCAATCGCCCTGACGCGATACAAGGGACGGCGGGCAATTTCTCCATGTTGCTGGAGCTCAAAGCCATCGAGGTGGAGGTAAGCATTGAGTTCAGCGACGAGCAGGGCGACATCGTCATCTGGGAGAGTGATCGCCGGATGGACGTGCGTTTCCAGAAACCGCGTGAAGATCTCATGTGAGGTGCCTGGGAGATCCAGGTATTCAAGGAGGAGATAGTCGTCCGACCAGTCCTCGTTTAGAATCATGTGGCGGTTGATGTCACCTTCGGCGGTGGAGTGCCGCGGATCCGAGGACGGCATTGCTGCGAGGTCCCAGATCCGCTTTAGGAAGCTAATCAACCCCACCTTGCCGTGGAATTGGCGCTCCTGAAGTAGGAGATGATCGACGATATCGCGACGGGTGAGTTCAGAGATTTCCACGCGACTATGGTAATTGACCAGCGAGCGACCTGCAACTGAAAAGGGGCTCCCTTGACATGCAGGGAGCCCCTCTTAAACGATTCGGACTGAAGAAACTACTTCATCCCAAGTTGGTCCGCCGGAGACGCCCGGCGGTGGGCTCGGGCCAGGTCACTCTCCGCCAGTTGCACATACCGCCGCAGGACCGTGAGGTCGGTGTGACCCATCAATCGCTGGAGCTCCAGTAGGTTGCCGCCGCCGCGGAGAAACTGGACGGCGAATGTGTGGCGAAAGGTGTGGGGACTGCATCGGACTCCATCGACCCTGGCAAGCCGGCCGCATTCCAACACGATCTGATAGGCGCCCGAAGGCGTTATCCCGGACCCGGGGTGAATCCCCCCTAGTGCGAGGAAAAGTGGATCTCCGGGCTCTGCGTCGGAGCGCTCGCGCGCCAGGTAAAGCCGAAACGCCCGACGTGCGACCGTGCCCAGGTAAACGGTGCGGCGCTTACCTCCTTTTCCCTGGACACTAATCTCTCCACAACGCTGCTGAAGGTCGTCAATCGTCAGGGAGCACGCCTCCGAGCTACGAAGACCGGTGTCTAGAAGCAAGAGTAACATTGCGCGGTTGCGGTCGGGTGACAGGGTCCGAGAAGCCGCCGCAACCAGGTCCTTGACCTGAAGCGGAGAGAACGGCTGGATCTGATCCACGGGTAACAGCGGGGACTTCACGGACGCCAGGGGGCTCTCGCGAAGCAATCCCTCTTCTACGCAGAAGTTAGAGAAGGTCCGCAGCTCCCGGAAGTAACGGTGTACCGTCGCCGGCCGAGCGGCTCTCTTCGCGCACGGACATCCAGTCCCGAAGCGTCCCTCGGTGCTGGGCTCCCGCAAGTAGGTAAAGAACTTTCGGATGAGGTCCGCGGTGAGTGCTTCGAGAATGGGGGAGGCACCCGCCTCGTGCTCGAGCCACCAAACAAAGCGCGCCAAGTGAGCTCGCCGGTCTCGGCAAGTCTTCCCGCTGTGACCTTGGGCTTCACCATCGGCGACCCACATCTCGACTGTGGCCGTGACCGGGGTCTGGGTGGTGCGCGCCGGGCGTCCGGTGCGACCGGTAGGGGGCAGGCGCCTGGCATGGGGCGGTCGCTGAACACTGGGCTCAGGCAGTCGCTGAGATTCGGCCGTAGGCAGTTGCTGTCTTCGCATCTCGATCCTCTCGTACGGTGAAGTCCGAGAGGCCTGTGGAGACGGAGCAGTCGCTGGTGTTAGGCACGAAACCCGTTAAGGGTTAGGGTAAGAAGAGCGGGGGACGAGACTCGAACTCGCGACAAGCTGCTTGGAAGGCAGCCACTCTACCACTGAGTTACCCCCGCGTAACGGCGACATTGTAATCTCGCGATGCCGCGCCTGTCAATCACGCGTTCCCCTCAGGAGTCCCCACTTTGAAGCCAGAGAGGTTCTAACCTGACGCAGGCACAGGCTTGCCGAGCAAGTCGGGGTATCACTTCGGGTGCCACCCGGATCATG